CATCTCCAACTTCAATCAATGCATTATCAGCAGCATTGATAATAAAGATTTCTTCTCCTACTAAGTGATCTGTAATGGTAGTTCCATCTTGACCTCTCTTGACATTTAATCTGTTTCCAGTTATCTTCGTGATGAAGATTTCTTCTCCATTAAGGTCAACATAAGTTTTTTCTGTAAGACCACTAGCATCTGCAACATTGAATGCTGTTTTTGTTTTTGTGATATCTTCTGCCAGTGTTGTTGCTGCGTCTCCAGTGTAGTTCTTGATTGCTCTTGGTTCGACCGAGTAAGTAACTTCTCTGGTAGAATTTGTAAGATCTGTTCCAGTAAGATAACTGACTGTAGCTTTTTTGATGATATCCTTGGTTGCAGCAGATGCAGGACCAAACAGATATGTTTTTGCAGTAAATCTTAAAGTATAAAGGAGAACTCTTCTGCTAGTAAAGTCTCCCTCGTAGTCATCCTGCATGGTGATATTTTCCAGGACAACAGGAATATCTTTCTTCTCTTGTAGTGCTTCAACCAGTTCTACGGTGACGTTATATGCAGGTTGAAAATATGGTAAAATCTGTTCTACAATTTGAAGTGCATCATCATTTAACTTACTCATGATAGCAAGTTCAAACTGCATATTATATGGTACTGGCATGTAAGACTTTTTAGTCTCAGTACCGTCATTAGGATCCTTTACAGTAAAGGTTGATGTTGTAGTAACTTTTCTGGTGGGATCATAAGTTAGTCCAGTAAACTCAAACGACATCCTTGGTAAGGTAATCGCAAATGGTTTATTCAGGTCTGGAGACTGTTCTATCCTTGCCAGAAACTTCTGAGTAGGACCATATGCCAAAGGAACCTTTACAACACTGACAGTATTATCATCAGAGTCTTCATGTTTAATAGTAATATTATTAAACAGAGTACCAAAAGATATAATGGTCCTCCTCAAAATTTCGTTGTAAAAATACTCAAACATTTTTAAAGTCCTACAATATCTTTATATTAAGATATTTTTATTTAGGGCATACCGAATGGGTTCTGCTCAGAGAAGTCAATAATAGCATCAGCTTCGGTTTCTATATTAATATTGTCAGCAAATCCATCGTCTGCAGGTTGTGCGTCTGCTACTCTCAGTTCATATGCTGCACCAGATGTGGCTCCTGTAATTGTTTCACCACGGGTGAATTCTCCAGTTACACTACCAACCTCAAGTTCATTTGTTGTAGAATTCCATACTCTAACTCTTGCTGTTGTTCCACTAGAAGATCCTGTTACAACTTCATTAAATTGGAAGGTTCCAGATCCAGAACTTCCAGATGCTGCAATAGACATTGTAGGAGCAACAGAATATCCAACACCAGCATTTGTTAGGAAGATATTTGAAATTGTTCCAGCAGCACTTACAACTGCCGTTGCTGCAGCAGATACCGTTGTGACACCAGATTCAAACACTTCATTAGTGAACGTGATTGTAGGAGGAACTGTGTATCCAGAACCACCATTCGTAATAGTGACGATTCCAACAACACCATCACCAATCGTTGCTGTTGCAGCAGCACCTGTTCCACCATCTCCACCACCAGTAAATCTAACACCTGGTGCTACAGTATATCCAGCACCAGAATTTGATACATCAACCCTCTGAACAGATTGGTCTCTTGGATTGGCATTTAAATTGCATACATTGATGCCACCAATCATAGTGGCAACACCAACTGCTGTAGTCCCTCCTGAAGGGGCAGCAGAGACGACTACGGTTGGTACACTACTATAACCACCACCTCTGTTTGATATTGTAAATTGTCTTACACCACCATCGAATATGGCAACAGTTGCAGTTGCTTGAACAGCAGAACCAATCAGAGTGAGTGTTTGTGTAGGACCTTGAATGGTGTTTATACCATCATCAGTTTGTCCATCATAATCTTCACCTATGAGGTTATTATCAATGTCCTCTATGCCAGTTGCAATAACTTCATCTTCCAGACGGAAGAGTTCGCAATACAACTCATAAACGTAAAGGTTCTGTAACTGATAATATGGTTTTGCATATTCAATATCTTTAATCTCATAGACTCTATCATCAAGAGGAAACCAAATAAGATCTCCACTTTTTGGTCTGGTGGATAGTTTTACGTTTGCCTGATCTTGAATTAGTGGAGTGATATAGTTCTCAAATCTTTCCCTGGAGATGATGAGTCTTACTTCATCTTTTGATTCAATTCCGAACTTAGAAAGAATATTACCAGCACCAGAATATTGATCATAATTATCTACATATGCTTCAAGTGGAAGTGCCATATCAAATTTAGACTGCACCACCTCTCTCAAGATAGTGTTTTCTGTCATGTATTTTCTAGGTAGATAAAAAATATCTACCCCATACATTCTCAATTGTTCATTAATTAAATCCTGAACAAGGTTTTGTTCACCAACTGTTCCTTGGGTAAAGAATGGATTTAACATGATATCAACCTATCATATCGTATGGAGGAAGTTCGTAAGTGTTAGACATTTGCTCCCTGATCACTTCCAAATCTCTTTGAGCATCGTCATAAATTTGACGACCGTTTAATTCAATTCCACCGGGTAATTTAACTCCTTGAAACTTCATCAAGTTTTGACCCCACTGTCTTTTAACAAGTGCGGTTACATATCTCTTCAAGAAAGAATCATTCCAAACTCTTGAATATGAATTTGGGTCCACTAAACGATAACAATCAATAATAAGGAAATCATCTTTAGCAGCAGATCCCCAATCAAAATCTAAGTATAATCTATCTTGTCTTTGATTAAATCTAATAAATTTATCAGTGCTCAATGCAAAATCAAGATCTTCAAGATAAGTCTTGGTCATTGCATAAGTTAATATTTCTGTCGATCCCCAATAGTAAATATCGTTCAAAAATAATTGATATTTAACACTGAACATGTTATTAGTTACAGTGTTTGTTCCATCAAATTTAAATACTTTAGTTATTCCAATAATCTCTGGTGGCACTTGAAGATAATTACTATTCTCTTCAAACGAAAAGTCTACAGAAGATCCATCAATAGTCGAAGATGCAGTCGTGGTTGTGATACCAGCAGCATTATCAGTGCCACCTCGTGCTCTCCCTCTATCAATATCTTCTTGAGTTATTTTATATTTTAAAAACGTTTGAGTTACACCATCAAAGTGTCTCTCTTGAAAATATTGTAAGGCATCATCAACCAGATCATCTATTTGCTCATCGGCAACATTAATCTCAAGCACTGGTGCTCCCAGTTGCCTTTTGCAATAATTAATTAAATCTGTCCTACTTGCTGGTTGTGCCATTTATTCCACAAGTTTCCCTACCTGTATTTAGGGTGCTGAAGATACAGGGTTATAGACATATATATTTCCGTTCGCAAGTGTATATGTAGTGGCACCTCCACCAACTTCTTCTTTCACTAGAACATCATAAACATATCTTCCTTCAGCCAAATTTCTTGTAGAAGTTGTACCAAGAGAAAGTTTCATTTGACCATCATATGCACTTGTAAATCCAACAGTGAATGAAGTTGTGATACCAAGTGTTGCACCAACAGCAACACTTTTTGACATAGCAGCAGATCCACTATAATCTGTCAGATCAAAGTTACCATTTGAAGTGGTCTTTACGTTTAAATTTGCAGTAAAATCCGATCCTCCATATACGGTCAAATTAAGACCATATGGGACTCCAGAATCTGGATCGAATGTAATATTATTAGATGGCATCTGGAATTCCTATTACCGACATTGTTTCTTGTTGTTTATAATAAAGTTTGCAAAATGATTTTGCAATATTCTTAAGAATATCACGGTCATCACAATTATCTATATCTTTTGCAATCTGTTGATATGCAAACATTTTTGACAAATTTTTCAACTCTATGCTATCAGGATCCATGTAATAACTCCTTTAGTAATGACTTGATTTCATTTAGTTCACTCTTCATATTAGCAAGATCTTGCTCCATTGTCTGTACTTTCTGATTCTTTTCAGTTTTCACTTCACGTCTTGAAAGATACTGTGTATATTCCAAAGTATTTACATTAACGATTGCTCCAGTCTCAGGATCTCTTGCGAGATCCTTATGACCTTCCATTTCATAAAAATCCATATTATGCTAAGGCAATAACTCTAAGTTCTTTCACTCTTGGTACAAAGCACTGACTTGTAGATGTCAGAGCCAGTTTAATTCTATATGTTCTGAATGATGGTAATCTGTCAATAGTAAACGTATATTCTTTGTAGTCAAGTTTTCTACTATCAAATACAAGAGTATTTGATTTAGTTACAAAGGAATCAGATTCACCATTATTGTTTTCAGATGCAATAACTTCTCCTCTTTCATTAAGGTTTGCATATCCAGGGAAAGGAGTAAACACAGGAACTAATCCTGGGTTGTTATTAGTTGCAAAGAATGCTCTAATATCAGATCCTTCATTAATATGAGCAGCAACAATGACTTTAATAGAGGATGCTGGGTTTTCCAGAACAATTTCTTTAGAAAGATATTGGAATGCTGTTGGATCCTCAATAGGATTGTTTACTCTAGGGTCAGTCGCATAGTTTGTAATAATATTGTTTACTCTATTAGAAGTAAGAATCGCATTTACTCTTTGAG